ATGTTTGGAGTACTGGTAAACAATATATTAATCATACACAATTAAGAAGTGAAACAACTATTATATCTATTGCTTGGAAGTGGCTTGGAGCTGATGAAGTGTACCATTTAACTTGGGATGAAAATCATTGTGATAAAGCAATGGTTACAGAATTTCTAAGACACTATAATAAGGCTTCAATGGTAATAGGTCAAAATAACAATTCTTTTGATAACAAGCTAATTAATACGAGAGCAGCAAAACATAAACTACACGTTGATAGATTTGTTAAAAGCTTTGATATTTACAGAATGGCAAAACGATACTTTAGATTACCAAGCTACTCAATGGCATATATGGCTAAATACTTTGGATTGACTTTAAAGCAAAGCCACGAAGGTATTTGGATGTGGGAACAAATAGAATACGGAACTAAAGAAGAACAAGAAGAATATTTAGCTAAAATGGTTGAATATAATAAAGGCGATATAGTAACGACAGAAGAATTATATTTGACTTTAAAGCCTTATTTTGCGTCAGTAACTAATAAAGCTGTATCAAGTGGTTTACCTAAATGGGGTTGCCCTGTAAGTGGTTCATTAAACGTAAAGCTATTAAAAACTATATTTACTGAAGCTGGAACGGTACAAAGAATTTTATATTGCGAAGATAGTAAACATCAGTATAAAGTAAATAATAAAACGTATCAAGATTTTTTACAAAGAGCATTAACTAAAAACTATTAATTATGAAAATTAGCGAAATTAAAAACAATGAATTAAGAAGATTGGCAATTAAAAGAAGATTTGAAAGTATTTGGAAAGAAACTGATATTTTAGGCGATGCTTTTGATTGGAATGAAACAAAAGAAGGACGTGAATTTTGGTCTGATGTAAATGACGGGATTATAACCGAACTATCAAAAGAAGAAAATTTTAAAGAAATACCTAATTATTATTTAGGTTCAAAATACAAATACGAAGCAAGAAAAGTAATTGAGGAATTTCAACCAGATAATTATAATGTTGCAACTGCAATAACTTATCTTTTAAGAGCTGGGAAAAAGAAGTATGTTAACAATGATTTTAAAGCATCCTTAGAAGCTGATATACAAAAAGCTATTAATCATTTAACTTTTGAATTAGAACGCTTAAAATGATTCACGTATCAATATTTATAGTTATAGACATTCAAGAAGATTCAGAAGGATATGTTTGCCCTTGTTTTTTTGATGAAGAAACTCTTTTAGAGGAATATCCAGAATCAAAATATATTGAGGTTGAAATAGACAACTTTGATATTAACTTAAATTAAATTTATTTTCTTGATTTACAGCCAGTTATTAAGTTAATTGGCTTTTTTTTGCTATAATATTTTTTTAATATAAAAATAAGTCTTTATTTTGCTTTGAACTTAAAAATTAAAAAATATGAATTATTACAAAGGTGTTAAATTAGAATTTAACAAAGAAAAAAGAAAAAACTATATGAGCTTTCCAGATTTAGCTCCAGATTTAACAACAAAATGTTTAGTTGAAATATTACACAAATTAGATAATTTACAATATTGTGTTAGTATATTTAAACAATTAGAAAAAAGAAAAGATATATCAGAAAAAGAATTAGATAATTTATATAACACAATTTAAAAACAAAAACTATGGAATACAAAGATTTTTTAGAAACAAAAATAAAAAGTCATATAGAAAGTGGCTTTGAAATTTTAGAAAATGAATTAAATGAAAATTTATTTGATTTTCAAAAGCATATTGTAAAAATAGCTTTAAAAAAAGGTAGATTCGCAATATTTGCAGATTGTGGATTAGGAAAAACTTTAATGCAGTTAAGCTGGGCAAATGCAGTTTATAATAATACTGGAGAAAAAGTATTAATATTAGCTCCATTAGCAGTTGTTGAACAGACTAAGGAAGAAGCAGAAAGGTTTAATATTGATTTAAATAGTTTTGATATTACAAATTTTGACCAGTTAAAAAATATTGATTGTAGTTTATATTCTGGAGTTGTGTTAGATGAAAGTAGTATTTTAAAAGGTAGAGATGGTAAATTATCCAGTTTAATTATTGATAATTTTAAATCAACTCCTTATAAATTAGCTTGTACTGCAACACCATCACCAAATGACCATATGGAGTTAGGTCAACATAGTGAATTTTTAGGGGCTATGAGTTATCTGGAAATGTTAGCTATGTATTTTGTTCACGATGGAGGAGAAACTTCTAAATGGAGATTAAGAAAACACGCTCAAGATGATTTTTGGAAGTATGTATGTACATGGTCTATTAGTTTAGATAATCCTAAAACACTAGGATTTAATGGTTGTGGTTATGAATTACCAGAAATAGAATATATTGAGCATATTATACCAGTTGAAAATAATACTCAAACATTATTTGGAGATGTTGCAGTTAGTGCTACTGAACTTCATAAAGACTTAAAAAGAAGTTTTAATAAAAGGATAAATAAAACTATTGAACTTGTTAATAATTCAGATGAACAATGGATAATATGGACTTTAAAAAATGATGAAGCTAATGAATTATCAAAAGTTTTAAAAGATAGTATAAATGTTCAAGGTAGTGATAAACCAGAAGTAAAAGCTAAAAATTTAAATGGTTTTGCTCATAAAGAGTTTCAAAATTTAATAACAAAAACAAGTATAGCTAGTTTTGGAATGAATTATCAGCAATGTTTTAATATGGTTTTTACTTCTTATGATTTTAAATTTGAGGCTTTTTATCAAGCTGTTAGACGTTGTTATAGATTTGGGCAAACCAATAAAGTTAAAGTACATTTACTGGTTCCAGAAAGTCAAGTTAATGTTAGAAAATCAATATTAGAAAAAGAGAAAAAACATAAAATGATGATTAGTGAAATGTCTAATTATTCAGCAAATACAGATTATAAATTAAATAAAACTAAAGTAATGATTGATAAAAAAGAAATAAAAACAGATGACTACCATATTATAAATGGAGATTGCGTTCAAGAGACATCTAAACTAGAAAGTAAAATAGCTGATTTAGTTGTTTTTAGTCCACCTTTTGCTGAATTATATGTTTATTCAGATAAGCCAGAAGATATGGGTAACGTTAAAAACTATAAAGAGTTTGAAAATCATTTTAAATTTTTAATACCTCAAATAAAGAGAGTTTTAAAAGATGGTAGGATATGTGCTATTCATTGTATGGATTTACCTATTCAAAAAGGTAAAGAAGGTTATATTGGTTTAAGAGATTTTTCTGGTATGTTAATTAAATGGTTTACTGAACAAGGATTTATTTACCACGCTAAAACAACAATATGGAAAAATCCAGTAACAGAAATGCAAAGAACTAAAGCATTAGGATTATTACATAAAACAATAAAAAAAGATAGCTCAATGAGTAGAGTTGGTATTCCAGATTATGTTTTATTTTTCAGAAACGAAGGGGAAAATGAAACACCAATACAACATCAAGATAAAGACGAATCACTACCAAACTATTTGCCAGTTGATTTATGGCAAAAATACGCTAGTCCAGTATGGATGGATGTTGATTATGGCAGAACATTACAATACAGAAGTGCTAGGGATGGAAATGATGAAAAACATATTTGTCCTTTACAATTAGATACTATTGAAAGAATAATTCATTTATATTCTAATGAAGGAGAAACAGTTTTAAGTCCTTTTGGTGGTATTGGTTCAGAGGGATTTCAAGCTCTAAAAATGAATAGAAAAAGTATATCTATTGAATTAAAAGAGAGTTATTTTAAAATAAATCAAAAAAACCATAGAGATTGTATTTTAGAAAAAGAATCAACATTAACACTATTTTAATATGAAAAATTTAATAGAAGAAAATTATAAAAGTATAGTTGCTAGGGGTTTAATTACTCCTAGCACTAAACTAAATGACTTTATAGATAAGTTATTAGAGGAAACTATGGAGTTTCACGATGCTAGTCATAACTTTTTAAAAAGCCCTACAAAGAGCAATAATTTAAAAATGGATGAAGAACTTGCAGATGTTATTTTAGTTTGTTTAAACTTTGCTAAACACTATAAAATAGATATTGAAAAAGAGTTAAACAATAAAATCAAAAAGAATTTTCAAAGAAGTTTAAAATGAAACAGTTTAACATCTTTGGAACAATAGACGAATTAAATGATAATAACGAAATAATTAACAACTTAGAAACTATGAAAAAACATTATTTAGCAACAAAGATTTTAACAGAT